TGCCGCGTTGCAGGAACAGCATGGTTTCGAGAATCCCGAGCTTGCTCAGCTTGTCGAAATCCGACTTCCATTCCGCGAACACGACATCCGGGTCGTAGCCGCGCTGACGGAGCTTCTCGCTGATGGTCGACAGGCCGGCGGCGATCTCAGCCTGGTCGGCTTTCACGTCCTGTTCCGGATTGACGTAGTCCCACTTCGGCGGGCTGAAGTCGACCGCCATGTCGCGCTGGCGGATCTTGCCGGCTAAGTAGGCGGCCTCGACGAATGCTTCGTGGATGGGAGTGAGCATCTTGGGGATCAGCGTCAGCCACTGCATCTGCTTCACAGCGTCGCGGAAGTCGAGCAGGCGCACGCGCGCGCTGCTGAAGTTCACTTCCGACATGTCGCCGGTGAGGATCTCGTAGGTCACGCCGAGGCCGACCGCGATCAGGTGCAGAGCGAATTTCACGTATTCGACATAGCCCGGCGCCGCCTTCGGTTCGACGACGGTGAAGTTCATGCCGGCCGGCATACCGAAGATCGCGCCGCCGCCCAGCTCGCCGAGGTCCTGGGCACCCTGCTCCTGCCCTCCTGGGCCATCGCCATTCGACGCCGGATTCTGCATCGAGGATAGGTCGCCGCTGGCCAGCACGCTCAGCCTGGTTTCCAGGTTCTTGCGCGCCAGCTCGGCATCCTCGTACAGCTGCAGGTCACGCACGCGGTTGACTACTGGGCCGAAACGGGAGAAGCCGCGGCCCTGGCCAGGGCGCTCCGGGTTGTACAGGTGGATAATGTTTTGCGCCGGCACGCGCGAGCTTTGCATCTTGCGGCCGCGGACCAGCGCGGTGTCGCCGGGATGCTGGTCCCAGAGGTAGTAGGCGGCCACAGCGCCGAGCGAGTCGTATTCGATGCCGTTGATGATCTGGTTGCCGCCGTTGGTACCCATGCGATCGCCGTCGAGCCAGTCGATCTCCAGCAGCTGCAGCTGCAGCGGCACCGGCAGGCCATCGCTCAACCGGCGCGGCCGCAGGCGCACCAGCACTTCGCCATCCTGTTCCATCGCGGCGTAAGCGGCCTTCTGCATACCGTAGTAATCGAAACGCCCGTCGGCATCGCAAACTTTCGCCCAGGCAGTGAACAGCTTGTTCAGCTGGTCCTTTTCGGCACCGGTGGCGCGCGGGATGATGCCCGTGCCGATGGTCTTCGACACGAGCCCGTCCAGGGCTGCCCTGCAATATGGGACGTTCTGCACCAGGGCGCGGGCCTTGTTGCGCAGCGTTTTGGCGTCGGCCTGGTGGTCAGCATTCGCACTCGCGCCAGCGCGCCGCGGGCGCCACTGGTCCCGCGGGCTTGCTGCCTCGTATGCGCGCTGCAAGCGCCCGCGCGCGATGTGCCGCGCGATCCCGCGTTCCGGGCTCACCCAGCCGATGATGCGGTCCAGCACATTGCGCATCAGTCGCCCCGCGACGTGGTGAAGTTGAATCTGAATGCCTGGGGGCCGCGGTTCTGCGCCTTGGCGTTGACGACGCTTGCCACATGGGTGCGCGCCTCGATCAGCTGCCGGGTGCTCTGGTACATGTGCGTGCGCCCTTCGAACGACACGGACAAGGTGCCCGCGGCGATCGCCAGGTCAAGTGCGTCGAGGTGTGCTTGAGTGAGGGCCATGCCGGCAAGCGTAGCGACATGGCAGTACCATTTCTCGGAAAAGTGGGACGGTTATTCCTTCACCGCAGCCTGCTTGATGATGCGGTAGACGGTGGTACGGCCGATTCCCAGCGCGCGCGCGACGTCCGCAGCGTTGCGACCGTTGAAAAGCTGTAGCACCTGCTCAGTGCGCTGCTGCCGCTGCGCTGGGGATCGGCGGGCGATGTAGGTCTCGATCCCCTGGAATTCAACGCGCACGGCAGCTTCCACCCGGTCCAGGCGCGACGCCAGCTCGGGCATTTCCTCGACCATCCGCTTGAAGATAGCGTCGACCAGGTCAGAGTTGTCGCAGGTCCTGGCGCTCACCAGTCTCTCCCGCCTGGCCGGCGCGCTCGAGCGGCGGTCTGTGATTTCGGTTTTGGCCATGATTGCTGTTTCTGCGAGGTGGGGGTGGTGGCCGCCGGCGCGGCCGGGGGCGGCAAAACGCCTGCGTCAGGTAGCGCGGTGGGTGACTCCTTGGCCATGGCACAGGCTTCCGGATCGATCTTCTCGCGCACCTTCTGCCATTGCGCGGCGGTTTTCTTGTGCAGCCCCAGGTAGTGTGCGCAGGCCACCGAATACACCATCAGGTCGCCAGCCTCGTTGCGGTCTGCTTTCTTTTTCTCCCACACGCGCACCTTGCGCCCGCGCTTGTACTTGGTGATGCAGTATTCCGCAATCAGCTGCTCGTAATACTCGGTCGGCAGGTCCGTCGAAAAGTGAAGCGCCCCGGGTCCGCGGGTCAGGTGATAACGCGCTGCCAGATAATCTTTCGCCGTGTCGGTACCGATCATCCACAGCTTAGCGCCCTGCGGCATGACCTTGCCCATCCAGTTCACGTCGACCAGCGATGGCTTCGCGCTCAGGATCGGCTTATTCAGGTACGAATGGCCTTTGATTGCGAATATCTGGCGGTGCTGGCGATGGCGCGTGAAGTTATACACATCATGGGTGTTGGCGCCGCCCGAGTCGATGAACGCGGCGCCGATCGGCAGCTTGCGGCCGCCGACGTGCGGGTACTCGCGCAGCAGCAGCGTGTCGAGCTCGTCCCACACTTTCTGCTCCGACGGCGGTCCGGTCAGCACTTGGTAGTCGACGATCCAGCCCTCCATCCCCTCGCCCCACGCGGTGACCTTCATCTCGAGGCGGTCGGGCTGGGTGTCGACGGTGGCCACCAGGATCAGGCCGCCCCGCGGCACCGTGCCCAGCTTGTAATCTTCGGCGCGCGCCTGCAGCTCGCTGGCCTTGGTCTGCTCCTTTTTCCGTTCCCAGCACCGCGCCAGGCGGGTGTTGTAGAACACGATCATCAGCTCTTCGCTGCCCTCGTCCAGCTTCTCCCGCGCGGCGCGGTATTCGGCCAGCAGTGAATTCCATGTGATCCAGCCGAGCGGCGCGAACATGGCGTTGATGGTGAAGCTGACGGTCTCGCCGTCGCCAGCGACGCCGTCCGACCACAGGCCGCGCGCGAACATCCGGTTCTTGTCGGTCTCGAACATGAACGCGCCGCAGTCGTCGGCGGCGCATGGATAGATCGCCCGGCCAGCGTCGTCCTGCTGCAGGCGCTCGAACACCAGTGGCTGGGCGTGGCCGCAATGCGGGCATTCGGCCAGCGCCTCCTGCTGTGTCCCCTTCAGGAACAGGACGTTGATGATCGATTCGTCCGTGGTCGTCGGCGAGCTTGGGAAGTAGCTTTTGCGGTTGCGCTCGAAAGAGGTCTGGCGCGACCTGGTCAGGGCAACCGGGTCGCCCTCGCCGCCCACGTTCGCCTTCGCGCGGTCTACCTCGTCGAACAGCACGCGGCGCGCCGGGATCTCGGACAGGTTGGCAGCGGCGCCGGCGGTGACAATGTGCACAGCGCCGCCGATGTACTCCTTGGTCTCCTGCGTGTTTACCGCATCGCGAGCGCGCGGGGCGGCAACGCGCTCCCGCACTTCCGGCACCGCGGCGATGGTCTTGCTGACCCGGGTGCTGGTCCGCTTGGCCAGCTTGCCGGTCGGGAGCACCCAAAGGAAGTTCGCCGGCGACTGGTGCACGGTCGAGCAAAACCAGTTCAGGCCCACCTGGGTCTTGAGCATCTGGGATGCACCCATCAGCGCGACGACCTTGCACCAGTGGGAATCGGACAGGGCCAGCATCACCTCGCGCGCGTGCGGCGTGCGGCTGGTGCGGTACTTGCCGGATTCGTTAGCGCCCGATCCTTTCGGGATGATCATGTACCGGTCGGCCCAGGCGTCGACCGTCATGTTCGGGTCCGGCATCAGGCCGCGCGCGAATGCCGGCTGCACGACCTGACGGGCTGGCGTCAGGCTGATCATTCGTCCCGCTCGTCCAGCTGGACGCCCAGTTTCTCGCCGAGCGACTGCACCATGGTCTCGAGGAAGGCGCGGTGCTCACGCTCGATCACCTCCTCGCATTCGTCGGCTGTTGCCAGGGAGGCCACGTCGGCGGCAATGCGGCGGCCGCAATTCATCAGCGCATCGCGCAGCGCGCGCGACACCTCGAACATGACCGAGTCGACGTCAGCCTTGTCAAGGAAAGTGTCAGCCATTTCGGCGGCCTCGATCTCGGCCTTCTTGGCTTCTGCGGCCTCGCGCCGCGCACGGCTGACGTCATACGGCGGCACGTCGTCGACCAGGTCGCCGCCACCCATTCCGAATCCGCCGGTGCCACCACCGGCAGGTGGTCTAGCTCCTGCCGCCGGATGCTTGTTTTCATTCACGCGCTGGCGTGTATTTTTCTTGTAAAGCGCCGTCGCATAATCGGCGTCGATCTTCTTGTCGACGACCGGGATCCCACACCGCTTGACCGCTTCATGGGCGGACTGGCGAGAGATACCCAGTGTCTTGGCCCAGGCGGCAACGGTTGTCAGGTTCGGCATGCTTCAGTTCGATTTGTCAGGCAAATTGTCAGGAAATTGTTTTGGCACCCGCTAGCGCGATGACGGGGCCTGAATTACCCTTGACCGCGCCCCTCCGGGGAGAACCTAGACCGGGGGGTGTAGATGTTGCATTTTTTCAACATCATGCTTTTTGTATCAAAAAAAACTACACATTTCATCCATGCAACTGTTGTAAATATGAAACATTCTCTACCGTCTCAGCCGCGCCGTCGTCACCGCCTTCGTCCACTCTGCATCGAAGTGGACTGGGAAGCGCCTGTTGATGGTGCCCTCGCCGACCTCGTAGAACGGGAGACGCGGCCGGTATAGCACCGACGGCACGAAGAGGAACACCGGGCGCACCGCGCTACCGTGGCCGAACTTGCGCTTGAGGTAGATGCCCGGCTTCAGGCCGCGGTGCTTGGTCGCCAGAGCGAAGTACGTCACGCCTTGGCGCGCGATGGTGCTGTTCGACCTGGCGCTGCCGGTAGCGCGCGACTCGAAGCCGGCACTGCGCTGCAGCCTCAGCTGCGACAGGATCTGAATGATCTGGCTGCGCTTGACGTTGCCGTTGCCGTCGATCTGTGCGCCGGCGGCGGGGATGGCGTACCAACCCGCCTTCATCAGGCCCGAACGCTGCAGCATGCGCTCCATGCCCTTCAAGCCGCGCGCCCCGCCGTCGATCTCCGGCAGCAGGAAGCGGTCGGCAGGCGTACCCTTTCCTAAGGCGTTGTCCTTAACCCACACGCGCGCCTCGAGCCGGGTCTTGGTGGCCGGCTTCACGAACGTGCTGTTGATGGCGTACTTGGTCGGGCGGTCGAACGATCGTTTCGTCGTATCCGCGATCGCGGCCTGGCCATCCTTGACCGATCGGGTCAGCGACACCGCAGCCACGAACGGCGCCTGGCGGCCCAGTAGGCGCAAGCGCTGTCCCACTTCGGGGAAGTTGTCCTGGATGCTGACGCGCATCGTGCCGCTCATGCCTGGCTCCGCGCTGGGTCAGCGACCGCGCTTTCACGCAACAGCTGGACCATGAAGCGCAGCCAAACCACCTGCGCGGCGACGATTACATCGCACTCATATATAGAAGGGCCCGGCGTCGGGCGCGAGCGCTGGGCCAGCCAGGCATCGAGGTCGTGCAGCACGGGATTCTCCTGTTGAGTAACAAGCGAATGTTAAACAGTGCAAACAGGAAATTTCCGGCCAGTATTGAAATTTTTACCGTTTTTAGTGGTAATGTCGCGCGCGCGAAAGTCACGCTGCAATTTGCTACATGTCCCTTCCGATCCCAGCTGCTGCAATAACCACGGCGCGCGCCGTCGCTGCACGAACATTCGAACTTCCCGTCACCTCCGACAGGCGCCGGCCACTGCAATCGCCCACCGCCGAACACGCCTCGCCGCGCGCGGTGCGTGCGACTGGACACACCTGAAGGCCGAGGTCGGCAGCCAGCTCGAACGTGTCGTTGTAGAACATCAGCGGATTCCAGCTATGCACCACCGTGCCGTCTGAAAAATGCACGGTGACCCATGCCTCGCCCTCGACATCTTCGACCTGCACCGCGCCGATGGCGCGCGCGGCCAGCTCGAGCAGATCGCGGTCGGCGGCCGGCATCACCTGGCGCGGGCGCGCCGGCAGCTCATCGACGGTATCGTCATCGTCCAGGTTCATTGCTTTTCCATGTTGGTTTCGACCACTGATTCTATCGCGGGCCGGGCGGCGCTGGACCTCGACGAATTGCCACACACGAAGCGGCACCACAGCCAGGCGATGACGATCCAGGCGATGTTGAGGGCGACGGGGATCATGCGCGGCTCCTCAGTACGATTCCAGCACGGCGATGTTCGTGTCGCCGCCGCTCTCCGTGCGGTGCAGCTCCTCGTGTTCGCATTCGGCGATCCACTCCTCGGCCTGCTGGATGGTGTCGAACTGCTCCAGGATGTCGCCCATCGTGTTCCATACGTTCACTTTGCTCATCGTTCAGTTCTCCATGTCGTTGTTGTGCGCCCGGGCTGGCCGGGCGGGGCCGTGGTTAGGCGGCAGCTGGCGCGAACGTCAGGATCCGCTTCAGCAGGATGGTCGAGTACTGCTGCATTGCCTCCCCTTGGCTGACC